TTGCCAAATTCAACACCGTGGATGATGTTTTCATTGAGCGCATAGTAATAGTTACGCCAGAACGAGAATCACCGTAAGGCCCCTTTAAAACTCCGCTGATTAATACCATTACTTATTTCTCCATTAATAATTTAATTAATTCATCTTGGCGGTCTATTCTTTCCAGCATTTCCTTATTTGCTGTCAACAAAAGACCAAACAGCTCAAGCGGATTCAGCGACTTTTTCCCATCGGATAGTGTCGTAACGCCATTAGGTAATATCTTCTCGATTTCCTGAGCAATCACACCGAAATCATGCGTAGCACCTACAGTTTTTTCACCATCATAAATAGTATCTTTAAACTTGTATGACACTGGGCGAATTTGACGTATCACCGCCGATGCAGCACCCGGTTCTACGGGGTTAATTTTTTCTTTGATTGTTTCGTCTGAATCAAAGAAATTTATTCCCTTTTGAGATCCATCAATTGATACTTCAAGATAACCATTACCGATTGCGGAAAATGCCCGTACTCGTCCAGCAACGGAGTATGATCCAAGAGGTGCGGCGAAAGAACCATCTTGGCGCATTTCAAACTGAGTAACCAACCCCCCAGCCTGATTGGCTATCCGGTATCTAAACCCGCCAGTACCTACGCCTCTGTTATTAACAAATTCACTTATACCGGTAGAACCATCCCAACCAATGGCAGTGCACGCATCAACGACAATTCCATTAACCCCTTGAGTTTTTACTATCCCGTTTATCAATCCACCAGTTTTCCCATTGATAGTACCCAGGCGATTATCGTTTCCAGCGGCCACAGTGTTTGCGGTAGTACCAACATCACGGGACGCCGAGTTGCCGAGGTCGCTTTTATTGGCCTTTTTATCGACTTCTGTTTTATCCGCCTTCAAATTCAATGCAGCGGTAAAACTATTCCAGGCCGGGCCGGTGTAAGTGCTGCCGTCAGGTAACGTCACTGTAATGTTTCCGGTGCCGCTGAATACCTGTTGCCAGTTATCTTTATCGAGGTTCAGCCCGCGTAGCGCTTTCGCCGTCTCTGCGGCCAGATGGGCGGTGATGGTGTTCATCGCGTCGCGCGGTACGGCATACCATGCTGCGCCCGCCTGCGTTGGGCCGTCATAGGCTTTAATCAGGGTCGCCTGTGTGGCGCTATCAACGGTTTTAACCGGTAGCGTATAGGTGACGCCGCCGACAATGCTCACGATGAAATCACCGGCTTTAAGCTCGGTATTGAATGCCGTCCCCGTCCCTTTCACTACGGCAGATTTGTTCGTTAGGGTTAGAGTGCCTGCGGGCATGATGCTCTCCTAAATCGTTGCATAAAAAAACCGGCTCAGCGGCCGGTTGTTAGAAGTAATGGTCTGCGTTTATAACCATGAGCGGCATCTGTGACGAGTACCATCGGTTTGATGTATTCCACTGGGTCTGTATTCTTCTCCCTGATTCAGAACGCCAGAATTGGACGGCGCTGCCGTTAAACCGATAGCCGCAGCTGTAGTAGTTATAAACTCCTCCGCTGCCTTGAGAGTCACCACGCATAAACGCATTAACGGCCAGGGGGATCATTGGCCTGGCTATGCCTGTATCAACCAAATCCTCTGGGTTCCTGCCGACATTAACCGAACGACCATCCCAGACTAACGGCTCTGTATCGCTGGTGAATGTGTTATTACCGGCAGCGTTCTTAATCACCATTCCGTAGCCACTTGGCGTCGGTGGGTAATAACCGCTGTTCATAATGACCACTTTCACATTGGCTGTGGTTAACACCGCTTCACCCGAACCATTATCACGCGATACCGTTAATTCGTTATATTGCACAGCATGGTAAATAGAAACGCCGGGGTCATCGCACCGAACAAAGACAACCTTGGTGTTATCATTTTGAACGACTGGCAATGTCCATTTGCCATTAATCGTCACTTCCCCTTTCCAGGCAACAAAACCCAGCCTGGACGAACTGTTAATGCTCATCCAGTCCACCGAGTTTTGAATCATTATTCCATACGTGCCTGAAACTGATTGCGGCGGTTGAACCTGGTATATGCTGAACTCGGTAAAGAACGCCTGCTGATTTGCATTGGTAAAATCAACAATTATCCTCCCACCATCGGTTCGCCATCCAGTAACCCCGCCGTAAGACGGGGGATTTGTCTGACTGCCGAATATATACCCGGTCTGACCAACCAGAAATACCGGGTTCCCAGCGACGTAATCAGGCGGAGTATAAATCTTTTGTTTATTGCCATCCGCCCAGGGTTCTTTATCGTTGGCTAATAGTGAAATGCTATTAACCGCCGCCAGCTCTTTGCCATTCATCCACAGGCCATACGCCACGCTACAACCTCCCCATTCTCACCCGCAGATTACCGCCAGCGTCATAAACATTGATCTGGTCGCCGCGTATCTCCATGCGCCCGTTACCGTCGCCACCGTTAATCTGGATTTGTCCAGCCCCTGCGCCGCTTTTATCCATCCGCCAGCCGCTGGTTGCGCTGAAATTGTCGGACTGAATAAAGCCGCTGATTTTGGCATTGGTGATTGCCGCATCCGCAATTTTCGCCGACGTGATAGAAGCGTTCTGAATGAAAGCATCGCTGATAAACACCTGGCCGTTGACTACAGCGAACGGCGAGTATTGCGTGTCGCCGCTGCCGCTCATCAGCACGAACTGATTGGCGTTGAAACCGATACGGGTGATGACGGGTTTACCGGTTTCCGCCAGCACGGCGATCGACATACCCGCGTTGTAGAACACGCCGTTAACCCTCACACCCGCTTTCAGTGTGTGGATTGCCGTTGCGCCGTCGGCATCAACCGTGGCCGTCAGCTTGTCCTCCAGTACAGCTGTCACGTCGTCAATCTGCGCCTGCACCTGCGTAGACAGTTCGGCCAGGGCGTGATCGACTTCTGCTATTGTGGTTTTCACCACCAGAATATCAGCCCGTACCGTGCCGTACTGCGCCCACTGGTGCTCAACCGTCGCGTTGTTGGCCAGCGCATTCTGAATGATGGCCTCAATGTTTGTGTCAATGTCGCCAGTGAGGCGGTCACCGTCCTTATCCGTCAAGAAGCCATCGCCGATGCTCTCCAGGTAGTCACCGGCGTTAGCGTTCGATTGCCCCTGAATCCAGCCCGTCCAGTCGCCCTGGTTGCCGGTACGGTCTTGCAGGCGGGCGCGGAACCAGAACTCTTGCCCCGCCTTCAGGCCGGTCATGGTATGGGTATGCAGTGGGTACGGGATATCGGCCAGCAGCATCGCGTTATTTCCGGCGGCGTTGTCCGAATACTGAATTTCGGTTTTCAGCGTGTCTTCGGCCCCGTCTGGGAATCCCCAATCGAGCTGGATACCCCACAGTAACGGAGAAGCCTTGAAGCCTACCGGCACCGGCGGCTTACCCTCTTTCCCCTTCAGGTAGGTTTCCGGGGCATTCGCCCAAATACTGGAAATCTCTGCCGCGTTAATGGCGCGCACTCGGGCCTGATACCGGCCAGCGTAAATACCAGGCACTTCGAAACCCTGCGTTGATGTTCTTGCTGCCGGTATCCAGTTTCCGTTATCTCGTCGCCATTCTGCCTCGTAGGCAATAGCGCTCTCAGCTGGTTCCCAGGTTACACGCAGGGTGGTTACCGCGATGTTCTGGTTGATAGTTGAAAAGCTGCTGATCGCCACATTCTTCGGCGGAGGTTGCACGCCTGGAGGGATAACCGTGATCGGGCGATCCTCGATGCGAGCGCCGGTATCGATACGCGCATATTTGTTCGGGTCATGCTCTATGGCTGTAATATCAAACGACACGCCATCTTCATTTTCTGTAACACCGGTAACACGGAATAGCTGAATCGCCAAATCGGAGGCATCAACAGCCCAGACGCATTCCGCCACAGGCACTTCGCTGTATTCAGTAGTGACCGTAACAATACGCCCATTTACCGATTGAATCGTGCGAGCTTGCGACTTACCCGATGGTAGGTTAACGATCAGGCGTTCACCTACTGCCGCCGATGACTCACGATCAAGGGTAAGATTGCGGCCAGAAACGGCGCTGATGCGACCGCCCAACGGTCTGCCAGCCAGTGTTTCATCTGCCACACCGATGATATAGCCAGGCAACGGAATGTTACCGTCCATACCTACGGTAAAATTAATCACCCGATCTTTATCATTGGTCAGCAGCAACCAGCGGCCACGGCGGATAGCTTCGGTTTCGCGGGTACAACCGATCGCCGTAATGTCAGCCTGCTTGATGTTGTAGCGGCGGATAAGTGCATTTTCAAACACCGGCGCCACTGCGTCCTGATAGCCGTTTGCCGGGTCAGCCCAGCTGACCATTGCCATGCTGTAGTGCGTTTTCTCGCTGGCGCTGGAGTCTCGAAACTCCCCATCCTTCACGTTGGCGCGGGTGTAGGTGTAATCCAGATCGCGAGGCATATCAGCCAGCGCGTTCATGCTGTTCTTTGCCCAATAAGTCATGCCACGAAAGATGTTGGCGAAGTCGCGCAGAACCGTCCAGGCTTCTTCCTGTGACTGGATATAGGCATCACACAAGAAACGAGGCTCCAGCCCATCACCGCCCCGCCCATCCGGCACCAGCTGATCGCAATACTGAGCAATGGCGTACAAGTCGAATTTCGTCATCACCAGATTTTCGGCTTTGATACGCTCGCCGATGCTGTATCGGTCGTTAATCAGAAGATCGTAGAAAACCCACGCCGGATTATTTGTCCAGGCCCACTTAAACGAGCCGTCCCATGTGCCAGTATATGAGCGGGTTATCGGGTCGTAGGTTGTCGGTACACGAACGATGCCCATTTTTGGCTCACACGATACCGTTGGGATATTCTGGAACTGTTTTGCGTCAAACTGCACAAACAGCAATGCGGTTTCTGGATAACGCAACTTCACATCAATCAGCTCGGTAATAGACTCCGTAACCATTTTATCGGCGATGCGGTTACTGGTGCTGTTCGGTGTGAGACGCCGCACACGCACCTGCCAGCCGGTCGTCGCTTTTGGAAGGTCAATCCGATGACTGCGCTCATATTTCGTTGTTGTCTTGCCGTCGATAGCGGTCTTCAACATTTCCTGATACGCGCCGCCATCCGTCGCCACATCGATCGCATATTCAATCCGGTAGCCAACCACATCACCGTTATCCAACTGCTGCTGCAACTGCTGCCATGAGAATCGCAAACGAAAAGCGGACAGTTGGGTGTTCGTCAACGATCGAACCCACGGGGTCTGGCTGGTTAACTCTGTGCCGACAGTGATCTCGTTCTCAACATCAGGCATACCTTGAATGTATTCCTGATCGGGTGTACCAGGGCGGAACTCCCACTTCACGCCGGGAAAATTTTGAGTACCATCAGCGGCAACAATTGGCGTGCCATCAAGAAAAATGTTTGTGCCGTCCAGTCCTCCCTCCCATTCCCCCTCGCCGAGTGCCAAAAGGATTTTTGCGTAAGAGGTGGATTGCAAGGAATCGGGAGATTCGGTTGGGGTTGTGGTGTTACTACTGCCCCCTTTGTTACCGCTGATAACTTTCATGGTTACTCCAGACATAAAAAAGCCCCACCAAAGTGAGGCTTTTAGATTGGTTTTTTGTTAAATATTATTCGTGTTATTTTTTGTCACTGCTTCTGGCACATAACTAATAGTAAGTTGAGTAACAACATTGGCAACATAAATATGCTCTAACTCAATTGTAGTTCCCTTCATATTCCAAATCGACTTAACACCACCTTCCCTATATGTGGGAGCACCATACTTTTGAGTTAAAAGAGATTCTACAGTTTTAAAGTTACTGTCGTGGATGAGATTATTTTCTTTCTCTTTAGATGAAACGTTTACTTGAACAAGTTTGTTTTCTTTATCAAAAAGATAAATAACCTCGTAGTCACTTGAGCCAATTTCAACGCTATTTATGGATACTTTACCGAAGCTATTAAAATACTTAACAGGTGTTTTTAATAAGTGGGCCCTTCCGCCCTCAGCTTCAACAACCTGTTGAGGTGACATCCCCCATTTTGACTTACCATAACCATCAAGTGTCTCCGCTCCAACACTAAATGATAGAAAAACAAACAACAGTGATAATAGCACCCGTTTCACATTCATATCTCCACTATAAAAAATTCATGATAACAGAGATGATGTTTGTAGCAAATTAGACAAGAATTTGCTTTGAGCGCTTACTGCTGATCTTCTGCATAGATACCAGCTGAAATGATGGCACCACCAATGCGACGCTTACCGTAGCCAATTGGAACAGGGTTCCCCTGAGCAATGGTGTTAACCGGCCCTCCGAATGCGTAGCTGGGTTTATTGTCTGGGTCTTCCCTTCGGGCTAATCCGTTTTGCATGGGTGAAAGCATCTGGACAACACCGCCCAGCATCATGGCTCCGCCCATCATCATTACGTTTGTTCCCCATGGTTGCCCATAACCAAACTGCGCGATAGCCCCTACAGCAACTAATACCGCTCCCAATATTGTCTGGAAAACACCAGCTTTTTTACTGCCTATAATCACGGGTGCTATTCGGATATCTTCACTTCCTATGAATTTAATTTCATCAAGGCCGATATTCCTTTTACCATTAAATACGGCAAACGTTAACCCTCTGCCTCTTGCACTTTGTAAAAATCTCTCAAAGCCAGGAATGGTTACTGATAATGCTTTTATCGCCTCTCTTGGCGTATCAATTACCAGCCTATGTACACGCCCAAATTTAGAGCCAAGCACACCGTACAGCCTTACAGTTCTATACTTATTTTCACTATACATAGTTAGCCCCACAATATAATAACCCGCATTCTGCGGGCTATCATTTTTTACAAACACGTCTTGGCATCTCTTTCCCAAAGATTATTAAACCCTCTGAAAACCGCATATACATTCACATTTGAACCGCCAGCACCATCTGGCTCGATTGTAGCCATAGACAATGCACCTAAACCTTGAGTGGTTATTCTAAACCCAGCTTCAGTTTCTATTACACTGGCTGTTGAGTTTATATCCTGCCATTTGGGCGCCAAGCATTTCGTGTATTTTTGTGGACTCTTTTTACTATGGGATGAGAAGATAGGTTTTTGATTTTCTAATTGTCCAGTTGTACAACCAGAAATAATAGCTGTGGCAGCTATGGCTAAAATGATTTTCCGCATTTTGAAATCCCTTCTTATGTAGGATTCAAGATGATAGCAGATTAGCGTCGTACCGCAGAGTGATGATCGTCCGCGCCAGCCAGTAACCGCCATACGGCACGCGCTGGCTCATGTGTCCGTACATGTGGTGGATCATTACGCCATCCCCCAGGTAAACCGCAGCGTGATTCGGTTCATCAGCGCGCACCTGCATAATGATTACGTCGCCGACCTGCATTTCACCGGATGCCGGTATAAACCCAGCTTCGGCGTAATGTTTCATGTAGAGGTTTTCACCCCGTTCCCACCAGCCATCATCCCGTTCAAAATTGGGGAGAGATATATTACGCTCCAGTGCATACCAGTCTCGCACTATTGCGTAACAATCCCAGAACCCATGCACGAACGGGCGGCCCAGCAGCGGTTTTATACCCTCTGTAGGCATCACCTGCCGAATGTCTCCCTCCGGCCAGCTGGCTATAATCCACGGCAGCTGTGACAGGTCACATTGTGCAAGATCGAGGTGACTGGGTTGCGTCGTTGCATCCGGGTGGCTATGAACGATAGCGACAATATCGCCGCTATCCTCTGCCTCGGCATAGTCCTCCGGCGCCAGGCTGAATTGTTCCGTTGGTTCAGGAGCCAAATTACGGCAAGGCACATAACGCTGTCGCCTGCCGTTCTGCACCACCAGCCCGCAGCACTCCCGTGGATACTCCGATTCTGCGTGCGCCATGATCGCACTGATAATGTGCTTTCGCATGATCACCTCTTCAGCAAGGCGGAGCCAGGGAACCCGCCGAACGGCAGCGGATTACCTTTCCCCCAACGCGGCTCACACCCAGTAGAGAGCAGGCCAGAGCATTCATCCTTAGACGGGTCATCGGTCTGGTTGCCGTCAGCATCAAAATACTTGTTGCCGGTATACCCGCACGACGCACCGCGATACTGACCACGCATGCACCAGGTGCAGAGGCCGTGGATTTGCCGCGTCGGGATCATTAGTCCCTCAAGGTCAGCGGGTGAAGACAGCGCAAACTGAATTTCTTTGTTGTTGCCGTTCAGCTTGTGATCGATATACCAAACGTCAATATCTTCCTGAGAAGGATCGGCCTCCGGGTTGCCCTCGGGAAAATTGCGTGCATCAAGATAATGCGCGTAAGTGTCCCTGATCGTTACCTTTGCCTTGGCCATGTTCTGGTAGTACAGGCAAAGTGAGGCGATCGTGCCGTCGATGTTACTGACGGTCAGTGTAGGGCTTGGCGCTGAACCATCGCTGGTCACCTCAAGCCCTTCAATCTTCACCGGCCACGGTTTGTATTCCTGCCCCTGCCACCAAATAGACTTCGCCAGCAGCTTGCCAGGGTCATCACCGGCGGCTTCCAGTTCATCTTCAGAATGGGGGATTGTATGGCTGTGGAAATACAGCTCTGGCCCGTTAAATTTTGTGCCGTCCACGACGAACAGGCGTACTTTACTCCCAGGCTCGAGGCGCTGGTGATCGGTGATAATTGACATATTCTGTCCTATGGGTGGTAGGCGCGGGTAAACGTAACGGAAAGGGAATAGTAAGCGCCGCTGGCCTGCACGCTGAATTTACCAGCCTGATAGAGGCCAAGCTCAAACATCGGGTTTTTCCATTTAAAGGAACGGTATCCTTTATGTTCGCGAAGAAACTGAACGATGGGCTTTATCTCATCCCAGACGCCGAGAAACACAAGAGGCCAGCTTTCCTTCTCAGCGTTGATACCGTCGCCGGTGCTCTGCGCATAACCGTCTCCGAATTGGGTCGTTCTCACCACCGGCTCTATTTCACCGGTGGTGCCAATCCGCGCCGGGAAATTGAACGTTTCTAATTTCATCGGCTCCCCTTGATTGCACGATTAAGCGTTCCGCCCTGGCTCAGACTCTTGTTCAGCAACAAACGGAAGCGCTGATCGACATAGTTCGCGATATCATTACCCGCAGACTCAAATCCGCTCGTTGCCTGTACCTGGCTGGAGCCGTCAGAGTTCAGCGTAATATCAACGTTGATCAGGGTTTGATTACCCATCACGCCATTAGCCCGCACACCCAGCGAACCGTCCGCCCCCCGTTTGAGCGGCATGATCGCCTCCGGGCCAGCCTCGCCCATCAGGCCAGCGCCCTTGGCGAACGCAAACATGGTGGGATTGCTGACGATCTGGCCGCTGTAAGCACTCAGTGACGGCGACGAATAAACGCCGCCTTTGGCGTTGGCGAACATCGGTACTTGCCCTGGGTCATTGCCGGAAGGGGCGAAGAAGTTCATTCCGGCTTTAAGCGCGTTGAACATCGCCATCTTGATCATCATGCTGGCGAGATCGGTCAGGACAGACTTGGCGAAGTCGTTAAAGCTGGCTTTGCCTGTGGTGACGAAGTTGGTCAGCATGCCGGTCATGCCGTCAAATGTTCGGGTGGTAGCGTCTTTCACCTGCCCATAAACGTTACCGGCATCAGATGACCAGTCCATCATTCCCTTTTTCAGCCCTGCGGTGTAATCGCCCTCGATAGCCGCTTTTTCCTGCGCAGCATTACGCACGATATCCAGTTGGCGCTGCTGCTCAGTGGCGAGAATAGCCGTCTGTTGGATGTACTGTTCGGACGATTTGTCCGTCACTTCCTTGTCCAACTGCAAGCGGTGTTGCTGGAACGACTGCCGGATTTGCTGCTCAGCCACCATCTGATCGTAGGCATCAGTGGACATGGTCATCTGCGCGTTACGGTTGGCGTATTCCTGCTGTTTCGAGGCCGTTTCCATCACCAGGCTACGGGTTTGTTCCAACAGTTTTTTGCCAATATCACGTTCACGGTTTGCCTTTTCCAGCGCCACATTTTCGGTTAATTGCGCCCTGATCTGGTCTTGCATGGACAACAGACTTTTTTGACCGGCGGTCAGCTTCTTACCCTGAAGGCCTGCTATCTCCTGATCGAAAGCCACCAGCTTTTTCTGCGATTCGGTCAGTTTGTCGGTATCTTGCGCCTGCGCGCGCAGCACTGAGGATTGTTGCTGCAACTGTTGCAGACGCCTTACGCCTTCACTATCGCTATACGCAGCCCCTTTAGACTTTGTGCCATACTGCTTGTTAATGCCCTTCAACGCCTGCGCATATTCGTCTGCCGTCAGTTTCCCGGCCTTAAACTGCGCCGATACAATCCCCGTTAGTCGAGCCTGTTCCTTTTTAGGATCAGCACCAGCCTTAATAGCGGCAGAAACTTCATTCTGTAACTTTAACTCTTTCCGGGCGGCTTCCTGTTCCTGCTGCCGCCGCTTGTATAGCTCTTCGTTGGTTTTCTTCACCTCTTCAGCTGTATCGTTACTGATATCCAGCTTAACACCCTGCGCCAGTGCCTGTGCCTGACCTGTTTTCATGTGTGCCTGACCGATGATATCGAACGCAGACGCCACTTCATTTTTCAGCGACTTCCAGATAGAAGCCAAGCCGCTGACGCTGTTCTCCTGCTCGGTGACTTTGGCTTTCACATCATCAAGGTATTTCTGCTG